CATACAAACCAAACTTTGTCAACTACATGTTCCGAGAGGACATGATTTGTGATGGGATCGAGAACTGCTTGCAATACATAGACAACTTCGATCCAGAGAAATCTAAGAATCCTTTTGCCTACTTCACTCAGATCATTTACTACGCATTCTTGAGACGGATCCAGAAGGAGAAAAAACAACTAGAGATCAAGAATAAAATTTTAGAACGGTCAGGATATGATGAAGTTATGCACACTGACACGTTTGAAGGTACAATGACTGGTATGAACCCATCCCAATCAGACATGGGATCTATAAAGGAAAACATCGAAACTAAAATGAACAGATAATGGAACCATATCAAAATGCTATCGTACCAGAAGGTATGAAATTCAGACAGACCCTGCTTGAATTGCTAAGAGAGAAAGCATATAAGCATGGTCAGTTTACTTTATCATCAGGTCAAGAGTCAGAACATTATGTGAATTGCAAACCTGTCACTCTGTCATGTGAGGGCAACGCTTTGCTATCTCACCTTCTGATGGATCTTGTTTGTAAGGATGCTGTTGCAGTTGGTGGTCTAACACTAGGAGCAGATCCATTAGTATGTGGTGTTGCACAGAAAGCATACTATAAATCTAGAAGGCACATTGATGCACTCATCATACGTAAGAATCCTAAAGGGTATGGTACGAAGGAGGTTATTGAAGGACCGAAACCACCTAAAGGATCTGTAGTAACAGTACTAGAAGATGTCACCACAACTGGTGGTAGTGCATTGACAGCAGTAAAGGTACTACGTGATGCAGGATACATTGTGAATCGTGTTGTTACCATTGTTGATAGGATGGACAACCATGCTATATGGTATAACAATAAGTTAGACTTCCAATCATTATTCTTATTAGATGAGGTTGCTAATGCCTAGAGCAATATACAATGATAACTCTATACTGATTAACCTGAATGAACTGGTTGCAGTAAGAGGTGAGGTTCTGTTTAAGGAAGATGATGTATCCATGTCGGAGAATCAAATCAACTTCATAGCAGAACGATTAAGAACCGAGTTGACTTGGGACACATTATACAGTATGGTTGACAGTGCCATACTTCAGTTCTATGATTGTCATGAGCATCCAGAAATCTGGACAGACAAACACTATGGTGAGATTCAACCCGAACCAGGACGTGAGAAAGAACTAAACGAAAGGGAAGCAGAAGCAAAGAAAAGAAAACAGTATTTCGAAAAGAACTTTGAGATGGTTAAATTGGACGGTGGATCTTGGACTATTGATGTTCCTATTAGGAAAAACAAATGACAGAAGATCACCTGCCACCACATCTTAACAGTCTTTGGGAAGACATGGATCGACTCAATGCAATGTATGAAGAACTTATGTGGGATCATGAAGTTCCACTTGAATTTATTGCAGACTACAAAAACAATCGTATTATTATAAAACCTTATGAAACTTCTTGAAGTACAACTAGCAGTAGTACAAAAATTAAGAGAACTATATCCTAATAATAGAGCAGCATATAATATCAAGACACGAATGCTATGAAGATCGCAGTCATTACAGATCAACATCTGGATGGAAGGAAAGGTTCTCTAGCCTTCTGGAATTACTTTAATAAATTTTATAATGAAATATTTTTCCCAACGCTTGAGAAACACGGTATCGATACCATCCTTAATCTTGGTGACACATTTGATAATCGAAAGTCTATGGATCATAGTACTTTTGCGAGGATTAAAACTGATTATTTCGACAGACTTGGAAAGTATGATGTACACATGATCTTGGGAAATCATGATACGTATTATAAGAACACAAACAGAATCAATTCCCCAGAACTATTACTAGAAGAATATGATAACATAACTATCTACTCTGAACCTACTACTCTTAAGTTTGGTAGCAGAGAGTTTCTTATGTTACCTTGGATCAATTCTGGTAACCGTGAACTAGCAGAGAAAGCTATTAAAGAATCTGATGCTGGCATTGCTGCTGGTCATTTAGAGGTTGACGGCTTTGAAGTAATGGCAGGTCACAGATTCAACGGTGGATTCAAACCCTCAGACTTTAAAAAGTTTAATCGTGTATGGTCTGGACACTTCCATCATAAGTCTAAGCATGGTAACATCCAGTACTTAGGTAATCCATATCAGATGTTCTGGAATGATTATGCTGATACAAGAGGGTTCCACATATATGATACAGAGACTGATAGACTGACATATATCAAGAATCCATTTGAGATGTTTGCTAAGGTATTCTATAATGATAAGACACATGATTATAGAAAGTATGACACCACTGCTCACAAGGATCAGTATGTCAAAGTTGTGGTAGAAGAGAAGACTAGACTAGATGAATTTGAAAATTTGATTGATGGACTCTACCTTAACGGTGCTCATGATGTAAAGATTGTTGAGACACTGGTTGACAACACGGTAGATGATGATGTAGAATTGAACGTAAAAGACACCCTAACGTTATTGGGTGAGTACATTGACGAGGTGGACATTCAGGTGGACAAATCCGACCTGAAGACACTGATGCAATCCCTATACATAGAAGCGTGTGAAGTATCTTGACACCATTCTATGTTTGTCATCACTTTAAAAGACCATCCACAGGGTGTGTATTCCGTTCTGGATGAGGATGATGATCGTATCATTCCCATCTTTGAGAACAAGGAGGATGCCTGTAGATACACAGGTCTTCTTTCAGTTGATGAAGAAAACCCCCAACTAGATGTAGTGACTGTGCAACTTGACCAAATGGTCCAAGCCTGCTCGCTTTCTGGTCAAAGATATAGTATTATAACCACTGACGACTTCATAGTCCCACCCGATACCTATGATCACTTTTCGAAAAATCCGTTGGAAGAACCTCCTGAGCACGGGAAACACGTTTAGTGAGATAGATCTCTCTGCAACACGAAATACTTTAATTGTCGGTACGAATGGATCAGGTAAGAGTACCATCCTAGATGCACTGACATATACACTGTTCGGAAAACCGTTCCGTAAAATCAATAAGAGTATGCTGGTCAACAGTGTCAATCAGGGTAACCTAGTTGCAGAGATTGAGTTTACTCTTGGTAAGAATGAGTACAAAGTTATTCGTGGTACTAAACCAAACAAGTTTCATATCTATTGTAATGGTCAGATGTGGGATCAGGAGTCTACTGTTGTAGAACAGCAGAAGAACTTCGAACAGAATGTTTTGAAGATGAACTACAAGTCTTTCACACAGATTGTAGTGCTAGGATCTAGTACCTTTGTTCCTTTCATGCGTCTGCCCCTGCCCCAACGCCGAGAGATCATTGAAGATATCTTAGACATTCAAGTATTCTCTATCATGAATGGTAGGTTGAAGGATAGGGTCAGAGAGAATGCTAATGAGATTAAAGATTTAGATTATGAGATCCATCTTCTTACAGAAAAGATTGATCTCCAAAAGAAATATATGTTTGAATTGGAGAAGAAAAACAAAGAAGAGATCACGAAAAAAGAAGAAAAGATAAAAGAGTATGAGACAGAAAATGAAGAGGCATCGCAAGAAATTGAAATTTTAGCGAAAGAAGCTCACTTGTTGCATAAAGAGATGGACGATTACTCCCAATCTGTTGACAAGCTTGGAAAATTAAATACAATCTTAATAAAATTACAACAAAAGTTACACACGTGTGAGAAGGAGCACAAATTCTTTGAAGACAATGATCAGTGTCCTACATGTACTCAACAAATTGAGAAAGAATTTAAGAATTCTATGATTGGTGAACTGGATACAAAGATCATTGAGATGTCTAGTGGTAAGTCTGAGTTAGAGAAAGCTATCGAAGAAGAGAAAGAAAGAAACGATAAGTTCATCGAACTATCTAAGAAGAGTACTGAAGTTAGTACAACTATGTCTAACGTTAACTATAAGTTGATTGCTATTCGTAAGAACATCAAAGAGATTGCTGATGAGATTCAAGAACTAGAAGGTTCTAATCCAGATAAGAAAGCAGAGTTTGTAAAACTTGAGACTCTAGTAAATGAAAAGAAAGATGTAAAGCAAACCAATCTCAGTGCCAAGAAGGATAGGGATGTTCTTAATGCTGCTACTTCTCTATTGAAGGACAGTGGTATTAAGACTAGAATCATCAAGACTTATCTTCCTACTATGAACAAGATGATTAATAACTTCTTACAAAGTATGGACTTCTATGTTAACTTTACTTTAGATGAGAACTTTGAAGAGACTATCAAGTCTAGATATAGAGATGTGTTTTCATACGAGTCTTTTAGTGAAGGAGAAAAAGCACGTATTGATATAGCACTGTTGCTTACTTGGCGTAGCATTGCTAAGCTAAAGAATAGCGTGGACACGAACCTTCTTATTCTAGATGAAATCTTTGACAGCTCGCTTGACCAATCTGGTGCTTCTGATCTTGGTTGGATCTTACGTAATTTCGACGATAGCACTAATGTTTTCGTGATCAGTCATAAGGAAGCATTGAATGATAAGTTTGACAGAACTATCAATGTGACCAAAGATAAGAACTTCTCCCGAATAGAGGAGACAGTTCACGAAGTGTCACATGCACTGATTGGATAGCATATTTTTTGTGTATACTAGGTATATCAAACAAAGGAAAGCATGTACGATTACTACAGCAGGAGCATTACCAGACAAGAGATCAAAGGTAATCTTGCAAGACTCCTAGCAACAGAGAATTTAATTGTTGAGCATAGAGGTGATATTCCTACAGCATCTTTTGATGTAGATCGTAGGGTGCTTCAACTTCCCCAGTGGGATCAAGCATCTGGTCAGGTTTATGACATGTTAGTTGGTCATGAAGTTGGTCATGCTCTCTATACTCCTAACGAAGATTACACTGACTATGTTCAGTGTCCAAAAGATTATGTGAATGTCGTTGAAGATGTTCGCATCGAGAAACTTATGAAGCGTAAGTATCCTGGTCTCAGAAAGAGTTTTAATGCAGGATACAAAGAACTAAGTGAGCAAGATTTCTTTCAAGTTCAAGGTGTAGATTACAATACTGTTCTATTCATTGACCGTATCAATCTTCACTACAAACTTGGACCTTCTGCAATGGTTCCTTTCAGTTCTGAGGAGCAGTTAATTGTAGACAGAGTTGCAGACACAGAAACTTTTGAAGAAGTATGTGCCTTAGCAGGTGAGATCTATGGTAAAGCGAAAGCAGATCAACCAACAGATCAGAAACCAAATTCATCTATGCCTTCTACTGGAGAAGGTGATGGTGATGGAGATGGTGAAACTGAGCAAGTATATCAGACACCTTCTGAAGAAGGTGATTCATCTAAGTCAAATGACGATCCTTCATGTGAAGGTGAATCTGATGGTGAAGGTGAAGATGGTGAAGGTAAGGGATCAGGTGGCGGTACTAGTTCAGGAGGAGCAGGTGCTCAAGGTTCACAGGGATCTCAGGACATCGAATCTTCTCAAACACAGAATGCATTTGATTCTGCTGCAAAGAATCTAAGTACAGAGTCAGCACATAACATTGGTTACTTTGAGATTCCATCTAACCTTAAGTTGGATGATTATCTTGTTGACTGGCAAGAGGTTCATGAGTGGATCGATTCACGTTTTGCATTACAAGAACCACCAAGAGTTTCTATGGGTGAAGATGGTACTGTATACTGGAAGCAACATGGTCTAGATGATGCAGATCAATCCTATAGAGAGTACAGACAAACAGCACAGAAAGAAGTTAACTATCTCGTAAAAGAATTCGAGTGCCGTAAATCTGCTAGTGCTTATGCTCGTGCTACAACTTCTAAGACTGGAGTTATTGATACAACTAAACTTCATACTTACATGTACAATGAAGATATCTTTAAGAAGATCTCTGTAGTACCTGATGGTAAGAATCATGGTTTACTTTTCCTTCTTGACTGGTCTGGTTCTATGTCAGATCAACTTCATGCAACATTGAAGCAAGTATTAAACTTGACTGCATTCTGCAAGAAGGTTAACATCCCATTCGAAGTGTATGCATTTACAAATGAGTGGAGAGTTGTTAACTTGATTAAGGATAACAATCCCGAAGCACGTGCTTACTGGTATCATGATGATCCTACTTCAAACAAACCTGTAGAAGGTGAGTTTCATATCAGAAAGGGTGAATTCAATCTAATGAATATCATTTCATCACGTAGCAATTCACGTGACTATGAGAGACAGTGCAAGAACATCTATCGTTGCACATATGCACATGAGTTACGTGGATCATGCTACAATGTTCCAGAAGGTATGCAACTATCTGGTACACCATTAAATGAAGCAATCGTAATGCTTAACTATATCATTCCATCTTTCAGAAAGAAGAATGATCTTGAGAAAGTAAACGTATGCATTCTTACTGATGGTGAAGGAGCACGTTCAGGTTACGGTAGGAAGACTCATAGGGAATATGAGGATGATAAGATCTACGTTAGTTCAATCGGTGTAATGAATGCACTACGTGATCGTAAGACTGGTAGAGTATACAAACCACTTTCAGATAATTACTGTGGTTTAACTAACCAGTTAATTGTTCAAGTTAGAGATCGTAATCCTGGTGTTAATGTTCTTGGATTTAGAATCCTTAGTGGCAGTCGTCTTAGTGAGTTTGTTAACAGATATTCTGATAACAACTATAACTACGATAGAATCCAGTCACAGTGGAGAAAGGACAAGTCTTGCATCATCCCAAATCCACTTGGATACACTGCTCTCTATGCTATACAGCAAACCGCACTTGACAGTGATACCGAACTCAAGGTAGAATCAGGAGCAAAGAAGGCAGACATCTCACGTGCTTTCAAAAA